AACTTCATTTTCATAACAAAGTCTAAAGTATATGTTAATACTCTTCTTTCTTCATAACTACCTTCATATTCATCATTAATAGCTACACTTTGTAATATTACTGGCACATCTTGTTTAAGATCAAAACCAGATACAGGTTTAATTGTTAATGTATATTCAGGTTGGAAGTATGGTAGTATCTGTTCAATGATTTGTAAACCATCATCTTGATTTTTAGTCATTATACTTAATTGCATTCCAATATTATAAGCAGTATAATTCTGTATTGTTTTCTTCTTTGTTATATCTGATCCATGTGTTTCTACAATCTTATTTCTTTTTTGGCCTTTTTGTATTACATCTAATTCTAAAGAAGTAATTTCAAAAGCCATACGAGGTAATTTAACTGCCATTGATGCATCAAATCCAGTATCTTGATCTAATCTAGATAAGAATTTTTGTTTAGGTCCATATGATAATGGTACTCTTATTTGATTTACAATTGAACCGTCTGACTTTCTTCTTACAATAGCTATATCATTAAATAGTGTACCAAACACTGCTACTGATTTTCGCATTGTCGCGTGATAAAAATGTGTACCGAACATTAATATGTCTCCGAAGGATCACCGAATGGATTATTTTCTGTAAAGTCTATAAATCCATCTGCAAAGTTTTCTATTGCTACGTTTTGCGAAGCACCATCAGTATCGAAGGTATTTGTGGTATCGTTTATGTCATATATTTTAGTTACATAAGACACATAGCCACTAGTTGCTCCAATTAAAGCAAAGTTAGTAGAAACAATAAAGTCTTTAGCAAATCCATCACTGTTTGTAACTTCTATATTAGAAACACCTATCTGCGATATTGTGGCTGAGGTTTTAGTTCTATTTTGTACTTCACCTCTAACGACTATATTTGTTGAAGCTGCTGTTATTCCAACTACCTGACTTACCATTTCACCAATTTGGAAATGATTGCCACCTGTAATAGCTAAATCCATTGTTACCTGGTAAGCATTTGCACCTGTTTTTAAATCTATTCCTTCTACACCTGTATCGAAATCTTCATCATTATATTCAAACAATGAACAGTTGAGTTTGTAAACGGGTAAGTTAGATAATTGATAGAAGGGTGAATCATCTTCTACAAAAGATATTTCAAAGAATGAGTTTGTCATTGGAAGGAATAAAACATCGCCTTCTTGTGGTTTTGGATTAGTTAGATCGCTGGAAAAAATACCTATGATCTTTTCCCACTGTCTTCTAGAAATTACGAATGTTGCTTCGTCTCTAATTTCTAAACCAAATTTAGAATATAAATCCCCAGTACCTTCAAAGCCTTCTGTGTTTTCTATGTAAGCTTCTATTAAATAAGCATCATCGAATTTAGATGCCGGGTCTTCACCAAGAATGGTATCTCTATTCACTAATGTTCGAGGGATGTAATATACATCCTGACCGAATATTTTTAGGCTTTCAATAACTAAATCTTCGTAAAGATTTTGTTCTGTTCTTACCGCCTGTGAAAAGAAAACTGATCTTGGCATGGTTTATCCTGTATAGAAATCGACTGGTTGTTCCCAATTTAATCTACACTCTTCCTCTAATTTTAATAGTTCTTCGTTTGCGTCATCAAAGAGTTGTCTTCCGTTAAATGTAACGCCACCTGGCATAACCATTCCTTCGAATTTTAATAGGTTTGTTCCCCATTGTCTTTTAATAAGTGCTGTGGCATATCTTTTTAAAAAGTAATCATTATAAACTTCTGTGAATGAATCTGGATCTATAACTCTATAGCATTCTATAAGTATATAATTATCTACATCAACTTCTACATTCCAATCCATATCAATTCTTAATTGATCTTTATGTCTATCAAAGCTTAAAGATTTCTTACCATCATCAATAACCATATCTAATAATGATAACCATTGCTGTGTCATTACATATTCTGTTAATGAACCTAAAAATCCTAATGAATACATATCATTTAAATGCATTTGGTATTTAATGTCAAACATATTAGTAGATGAAACTGCATCTTTAATTGGCATAACTGATAATACATCGGTTACTAATTCTGGGATTGTAACATATCCATTCTCCATATCACCCTTTACTATAGAAGAAACTGTCGCGGTCGTACCTGAGTCCGTGCCTGTAATTGTTTCTGTTGTAAATACCTTATCCCAAGCTACTAACACATTGTATGTAATAGTAGTTCCAGTAGCAGTTTTAATTAATGCTTTTGCACCGGATGTTCCACCTGTAATTATCTCACCTACTGTGAAATTACTAGCGACTGATGCACTTAATGTTAATGTTGAATTTGTAACCTTATGCTTTAAAAAAACCTTTTCTATCGCATCGGAATGATATGTTTGATAGAACTGCAAAGCTTCATTTACCCTATCATCTACCTGGTCGTCATCTATATTGATTTCGATTACAGGTGCACCTAATGCTCGTAAGCAATAATCTATGAATGTTGTTTTACTGTTTGGTGCTGCCATATTAATTATCCTTTAATGTATTTATACTACTTATTCTTCGAGTGTAGCAATTCGTGCTGTTAGGCTTTCTATTAATGCTTGTTGTTCTTGCACGGCTTTAACAAGTACAGCTGTGATTGCACCATAGTCTAATGATTTGTAGCCACTGTTAACATTTGTATGTACTATTTCAGGAATTATTGTTTCCATTTCCTGCGCAATAAAACCGATATCATCAGCAGAATCTAATTTCATTTGATATTTTCTTGGTTGTAAATCCAAGACTGTGGATAAACCATATTCAATATCTGCAACATTCTTTTTAAAGGCTATATCTGAGCCATTAGTCCAAGCACCACTTGCAGCTAAACTACCTTCATTACTTCCATTCCACCAATACAGACCATTTGACCAAGAGTAACAATGTCTAGGGCTTGATACATTAGGAGAATTAAAAGTAATCCCTTGATAGCTACCACTGTTTAACCCGCTAGGTTGAATTGCTCCTGAAGTGGAGTGTTCTCCAACTATAATACCCCCAACACTATTAATACGCATGCGATTTTGCATTGTACTATTATTAGAAGTAGCAAATCCCATTGTTCCTCTTGATATAGACCCAACTGTCACCCCACCTGATGCTGTGCTATAGCCTGGGTCTTGAAAAACTATTCCTGCATGACCGCTAGAATATTGGTCTCTCCCCATTACAATTCTCTGCGAAGATTGATAATACATCTCTATATTATCTTGAGTAATAATAGTTTTAGTGGCACTACTTAAAGTAGCACTAGAATCATTGGTTACATATAATGATTCGGCTATAGTATTGCCACTGGAGTCAATTCTCATACGCTCTTGCATGCCTGATTGTGATGTTCCTGCTGTTTTAAACAATAAGCCGCCTGAATCGTTGTATGAGGTATGGCTTACATTTTCTATAGATGCAAGTTCGGTGGTGGCGTTGTACCAAGAAAGAGCATTGGTCATTTGATTGCCACCTATTAGGCTTACATCAGTTCCATTATAAGTAAGATTAGCCTCACCATTTAAAGTATCTGCTGTACCTGAACCAGTGATGATTCTATTATCAGCGTTTGTGTTAATCGTTGTTCCTGCTGGAACAGCTTCCCAAGCAATACCTGATCCTGTAGAAGTGAGCACCTGTCCATCGGATCCTTGTGCGCTACTTATTGTTAAGTTAGGTATCTCTAGTGTACCAGTAAATGTAGGACTTGCTAAAGGGGATTTTGCTGCTATACTATTTGTAACAGTTGTACTAAAGTTAGCATCGTCGCCTAAAGCTGCAGCTAATTCGTTAAGTGTATCTAATGTACTTGGTGCACTATCCGCTAAATTTGCGAGTGCAGTCGTTACATATGCTGTTGTTGCTGGAGTAACATCATTGCTACCCGCGCCTGGAGTAGTTAATAGTATATTACCTGCTTTTACTTTTGTTAATGCCATTTATTCTGTTCCACTCCGTTGATCCCATTGTTGATCTGTTTCGTTCCATGTATAATTAAATTCATTAACAGGACAAGGTGTTGGTGCTTCCCATTTAAATGTTGTATCGTTTAATGTCCATGACGGATAAGGTTGTGGGGCAATAAATGCGTCATTTCCACCATCGTAACTAAATCCTATACCAGCGTGATTCTTTCTTATTGAACCATCTTCTTTTGTTTCTAACCATGTTCCTGGCGTAGTATCTATATATGAATCCATGAAAGCCTGGTCTGCTATCATTGTTTCTATTACTATTTTATCGTTATTTACTTTTACAAAGATCATACTGCGTACCTTATTATTACTAATCCTGAACCACCAGCTCCTGCGTTTCTTTGAACACTTTGAAAAGTCTGGCCTCCACCGCCGCCTGAACCAGTATTAGCTGTTCCTGCTGTACCATGATTATCATATGACATTGAACCTATTCCACCACCGCCAAGACCACCTTCGTTTCTTCCATATAAATGAGTTTGAGCTTCTACAGCTCCTGCTCCTCCACCTGCGTAATATCCACCTACGCCTGTTGAAGTTGCTGTTGCCCATGCTGAATATGTATTTACTCCATCACCACCATCTGATTGTGTTGCGTTCATGTTATTACAATCATATGCACCAGCAATACCAGCCTGTCCTGCTCCGCCTCCGCCTCCAGCAGAACCACAACTATTTATACTTACACCTCCAGCATTTCCTTGTCCTGAAGTTGCTGCACCACCAGATGCATTACCGGAATCTCTTCCGCCACCTCCACCTGAGCCACCTGAATTTCCAGCCGAACCCATTGTTCCACCTCCACCTCCACCAACTGCTACTGTTTCACCTGGAAATGATGAATTACCACCATTTCCACCTGAAGTACCACCTGCTACTCCACCAGCTCCTACTGTAACTGCATATGTTTGTGAGGTAAGATTGATTGAAGAAGCATATACTAATCCACCTGCTCCACCTCCGCCGCCACCATTCGCTGCTTGTCCGCCACCACCACCGCCACCTGCGATGATAAGTGCTTGAGCTGATTTTGATCCCGAAAATACAAAGTTTCCACTTGAAGTAAAGGTGTGATATACATATCCACCCGAAGTAACTTTAGTTCCACCTGATGAACTAAATTCTATAGCTCCAGTTCCATCTCCAATATTTTTCCAAGTATTTACATTTGAAGTTGCATCTGTACAGACATAAAGTTCTGCTAAGGTTTTATCTAGCCATAATGTTCCAACGCCTGTTGATGGATTGGTAGTTATTGTTGGCGCTGATGTTGATACTGTTACATCTGATAAGTCTGCAAAGGTACTTGCTATTGCTTCCCAAGCAACTCCACTTCCTGTTGAAGTGAGTACTTGTCCGTCTGATCCTTGAGCTCCATTAATTTTAAAGTTGTCTGCATCCATGTAGCCTGTTACATTTACACCACCACTTGTTGCCACTAGAATATCTGAAGTACCATTAAGATGCAACCTAAAACTTCCGTCTGAAACACTCCTTAGATACCACGGTTGATTAGAACCCTGCTTTATACCAAATTGGTAGTCAGAGCCTGTTAGATTCAATCGTTCATCAGAAGCATCCCATAACAATTTAGCTGTTGTGCCTGTGTCTTCGTAGAAGCTGATATCATTGCCTTTAGTAACTTTTAATAGGGTTTTAGTGCTGCCACCATATTCAGCTCCATCATAAACAACAAGAGCATCTCCAGTTGCTGAACCATTATTATTGCTGTCCGTAAATAAGCCAACAGAACCTCTTGATGTAAATCCAACAATTCCAGCTGCAGGAGAAGATGCGTATTCTCCAATACCTCCGCCAAAGTCTACTTTGTCAGTAACAGCAAGATTAAGATCACCAGACATAGTACCACCTGCTAGAGGTAGTGCTGCGTTGGCTGTAGTAGTTGTACTTGTTAATATTGCGTCTCTAACAGCTATGTCTACTCCATCAAAAGTAGAGTTAGTTGTAATAGCACCAGTCATAGCGCCACCACTTAACGGTAGTTTTGCTGCGATTGCTGCAGTTGTTGTGGATGCGTAATTGGCATCATCACCTAAAGCCGCTGCGATTTCATTTAATGTATTTAATGCCGCAGGAGCAGAGTCTGATAAACTTGATACAGCTAAGTCAACATAAGCAGTTGTAGCTATATTCGTACTGTTATCAGCCTGTGATTGTGTAGTTGCAATTGTTGCATCTAAATTACTTGGTACTTTTGTTAATGCCATTTATTTATTCCTCTACCAAATCCACAAGTGGATTATTGTCTTTTACTGTTTTTAAAGTAGTGTAAAACTCACTTGTTTTACCAGGTATAATTTCGTCATCAATTGCGTGCCAAAGTAAATCTAATTGTTCGGCGATATCAGGATAAGTGTCTTTACGAATTTCATTAAACTCTTTTGTCAAAGCAGAATTATACATTTGAGGATCATTACTAAACCTTAATAATTCATTTTGGCCGTCTACTCTATTTAAGTATGTTTGATATTTAGATGCCATATTTTGTCTCCAAGAAACTTCCAATTGTGGTCATTTCTGTTGTTGTTAAAGTTCTGTCGAACATTGCCCATTCAGCTATTTCAAAAACAGAGTTTTCAGTAGAGCTACTACCGCCTAATCCATGGTCGTGATAATTTAATCCATATCTAGCACCAGTTGCGCTATAGGCTGCATTAGTATAATTTTGTGCGATAGTACTAGTTACAAAATTACCACTATTATTATCTTTTGTTTTTGACATTCCTGTCGTTCCCTGTATTATAATTATTGTCCAGTCTGTCACGTCTATTGAATGTTGAGTACTTGGCCCTACTAGCCAACTACCATCAAAAAATACTCCACGAGTTCCACCCCAAAATCCAAGTAAATTATTAGAACCTTTTCCTGCCATTAATCTTTCATGATCAGCAGTGCTACTACCGGCGTATCTAGCTACAAAAGCAAAAGTCCATCCAGTAGATCCATATGCACCAATACTAGTATTATCAGGTAATGCCAGTCCTTCAGTTTTATCAAATTGAATACAGTTAAATGTGTTGTTTGCTCCATTTCCACTGTTACTAACTATAGTAGGCCAGGTTGAACTGGAATGAGCCCAAAACCCCCCTCCGCTCGATGTGCTTGTTGCATTAATATTTCTTCCATTTCCTGATGTATCGTTCCAGTTGGGGGTTGAACTTCCGTTATATACATAACTATCTCCAGTATATCTGGCGTAAAGATTAGTTGTGACAGGGTAATTATCTGAAGTGGCAATATTAGCCCATTGTCCCCCAATGTAACCCTCCATCTTAGAGTTAGTAGTATTATATCTTATTTGTCCTAAAGCTCCAGTTGGTCTTTGTGCTGTTGTGCCGTTTGGAACTCGAATTGCATCTGTTCCTGTTACATCTAGTGATACTGCAGGACTGATATTACCAATACCAACGTTGCCAGTGCTGCCTTGCACTGTCATGTGAGTAGTGCCATTAACCTGCATGAAAATATCTCTATTCGCACTTCCTGCATTTAATCGCAAGTCATTGCCACTAGTAGAATTAAAATTTGTTAAGGCTGTTACAGTTCCACCAAAAGTACCTACATTAGCAAAAGTAACACTTTCATCTGAACCAATAGTAATCGCAGTAGCATCCGCACTTGTAACTATACCTGCAACTCCACCTGCTGGGATAGCTTCCCAAGCTGGTGCACTACCTGTACCTGTTGATGTTAATACTTGTCCGTCTGTTCCATAATTTGCTCCACCTATACCAAGTTGACCTGAAGAGGCAATTCGTAATCTTTCTGTAAATCCACCAGTTCTAAAAATCATTGCATCATCAGCATGACCATAAGCAATAGTACCTCTGTAAGCAGTATCTCCTGAAGTGCCATCAGCAAAATATATTATTCCACTTCCTGATGATGCAATAGTTAATCCTGAGTTTGTATCACTAGTAGCACCAATAACTAAATTGTTTGCACCAGCATCAAAACTTGAAGGACTGCTTTGGCCAATTCCAACATTACCTGTTAAACTTGGACTTGCTAATGGTGCTTTTGCTGCTATCGCATTGGTCGTTGTTGTTGCATAATTTGCATCATCGCCCAACGCAGCGGCTAGTTCGTTTAAAGTGTTTAAGGTAGATGGTGCTGAATCAGCTAA